TATCTTTGGTACGAAGTTTCCTAACGTATCCAATGAGAACCTACAGTTGTTTGACAAGGCTCGTATATTAGCTGACGAAGCTACCGGCTTACCATCATTCTCCCATGGGCAGACTGGTGTATCGGGGGTAGGTCGTACAGCTAGTGGTATTAGCATGTTAATGAATGCTGCATCTGGCAGTATTAAGACCGTTATTAAGAACGTAGATGATTATTTGCTACGTCCTATCGGTGAAGCATTCTTTAGCTTTAACATGCAGTTTGATTTTGATTCTGAGATTAAGGGTGACTTAGAAGTTAAAGCCCGTGGTACTGAAAGTCTCATGGCTAACGAAGTACGTAGTCAAAGACTCATGCAGTTCTTACAGATTGCTAGTAGCCCAGCACTTGCACCTTATGCTAAATTCCCGTATATTATTAGGGAGATTGCTAAAGCAATGGATCTGGATCCTGAGAAGGTTACCAATAACATTGATGAGGCAATCAGACAAGCTGTGCTAATGCAACAAAATCAACCACCTGCCCCAGCTGCTGGTGCTCCCGGAGTTCCCGGTGTAGCAGATACTGCTGGTACTGGCGGTGGTAACATTGGTGTTGGCATGGCACCTACACCACAAGAACAAGGATTCACAGGTAATGAGCAACCCCAACAACAGCAAGCAGTACCTCCCCAAGCTCAAGGGCTGGGTTAATACTAATACTCAGTGGCAAGCATTTATAGATATGCTTGACTACCATATTGAGTTGCATCAAAAGAAACTAGAACAGTCCGTAGAGCCTGTTAATTTATACCAAGCTCAAGGTGCGATTACAGCACTAAGACAGCTTAAACATTTGAGAGACGAAGTCAATGCCGAAACGAAATCAAGCGGATAAGGAAGAGCAGGATTTTCAAGCGGGTATTAAAAAAACTGAATGGTTCAAAGAGTACGTAAAAGAATACGGTGAAGAGCCAGATTTAAATACCAAAGACTATGATTATCGCTCTGCGTGGAAGGCTGGCGTAAGACCACAAAGAGATCCTTACGATAAAAATAGATATCACTGGAGTTCGTCTAATCCCGAAACAGGAGAGATGTTAAAGTCTAAAGAACATCCTACAGCATGGAAAGAAGAGTACATGAAGCGAACTGGTAAAAATCCTGATGAGGTAGGTATAACTAAAGAACAAGCAGGTATGGCTAAAGGCGGTGCTGTGAAAGCAAAACTACAAACTAAGAAACTTCTCCAAGAAGGCGGTATGCTCCAAGAAGGGGGTACCGTTGATCCTGTCAGTGGCAATGATGTCCCTGTAGGTTCTATGCAAGAAGAAGTACGTGATGACATCCCTGCTAAATTAAGTGAGGGTGAGTTCGTATTTCCGGCTGACGTAGTTAGATACATTGGTCTTGAGCGTTTGATGCAGATGAGACAGGCTGCTAAAGAAGGACTTAAGAAGATGGAAGATATGGGTCAGATGAGTAATGCTGACGAGGCTACTGAAGAAGATGATGGTGAGTTTGAATCCCAGCTAGATGAAATCTTTGAAGAGATTGAAGGTGAGGATAAAGAAGAAACAGAAATGCAAGTAGGCGGTATGGCTCGTAAAAAAGTAGGAGAGCCTACTGGTGAAATGTCTGAGGCAGGAAGACCTTTATACAAAACTGCTGAAGGGGAAATAGTATCTGAAAAATCAATCACTGTTCCTTATAAAGATGGATACGTTAATGTTCCAAGTATCCAAGATGGTATTCAATACGAGGAAGATGAGATTGAAGACATGTTAGCTTCTGGTAAAATTAAACCGACAAGCACACACAATACTTTAGAAGAAGCAGTAGAAGCAGCTAAACAACGTAGTAACAGTTTAATTAAAATGCAAGTGGGTGGTATGGCTATGCCAGAGGGCATGACACAAGAGGATGCTGCATCTACTGCACAACAAACACCAGAAGCTACTCCTATGGGGGAAACTACACTAACTCCAGAACAGATGGCTAAGATTCAAGAGACTGCAAAAGATATGCAGAATAGGAAGCTAAACATAGATCAGACATTGATGCATGCTCCTACTGAAGGTCTAACTCCTTCTAAAATTGTTGTAGATAGTTTAGCTATGGAAGGATACAAAGGAAATACAGATGTATTTTTACGTTCACTCACTGTACGTGCTGCTAAGAAGGAAGCTGCAATAGTTAGATTCTCAGACACGATCTTTGTTGGAATGCCAGTAGACCAATCCACAATGGAAGTACATCTGTTTACTAAGGATGATCCAAAGAAATTACAAGACTCCATTAAAGCAGGAATACAGACATTACAAAATGTAGGCACTACACGTATTCAGACTACTACTAAAAATGCTAACCTGTTAAGCATGTTAAAGAAATTACAGTATCCCATGTCTGTGCAAGAAGACAACGGCACGTTTAAATTGACTATGGAGATCGGTAAATGAGATATACCCTAGACAGCATGCTTCCATTGGGGGCATTCGAGCATTACGGTAATGGGAAGATTAAGCTGTATGGTGGTAGTGATATCCCGATTGTATCTGATGTTGCTGAGTTCGTAGAGAATACCGCATCGTCAGTAGGTGATTTTGTAGAGAATACAGCAGGGTCAACAGTTGATTTTGTAGAGAATACTCTTGAAAGTTTTGATAAAGAAGTATTACAGAAAGTAGACATAGGCACAGTAGCTACTGTTGCTGCTATTGCTGCTGCTCCATTCACTGCTGGTGCATCCCTGACATATATCCCATATATTGCTGCAGCTAATACTGCGATTAACGGGGGTGACCCTATTCAGATAGCTACATCTTTTGGTCTTTCATATGCAGGTGGACAGTTTGCTCCCGGCATTTCTCAGGCTGCCGGTGGTGGTTTTGGTGGGGCTGTTGCTGCCGGTACTACTATAGGTGCAGGTTCTGGTGCAGTTAGATCGGCTGTTGCAGGCAAAGATATTTTTGAGGGTGCTACTAGAGGTGCCGTAACAGGTGGTGTTACTGCGGGTGTAACTAGTGGAATAAGTGAAGGCTACGGTGCCATTAAAAATGAGTTAGGTATTGGTAACACGTATAGTCCAAATGCTGCACAGGATGCAGAGTTCCTAGCAGCACAGGCAGAAAGTGCTAGATCAGCAGGTGCAGGGGAAGAACAGATTGCACAAATATTAAAGCAAGAAGGAGTGCAATCCTTTGCTGCTGACGATGTAGCAAGCATGACCGCTAGTGGTGTTGGCGAAAAAGCAGTAGCACAAAATTTAGCTGCTTCTTATACTGCTAACGAAATGTATACACCTCCTCCTACCCCAGATACGGGACTAGAGAAAACAGGTAAGAAACTAGCTAGTGACGTAATATCTAGAAATATTTTAGATGAGATTTTGCCTTCAAGTGCGTCATCACCACAGGGCTTCCTCACATTTAGGACTCGTTCAAGATATAGTCCTACAGACGATATGACTGAGGATTTAACTGGATTTGGTAAAGTAGCATTAACAGAAGTAGCACCAGCTAAGTACGATCTTAAGAGATTCGTAAATGCTGAAGGTCAATCTACAATGATTCCATTCAAAGACAATGAACCACAGGCACCAATACCTTCAGGGTATAAAGAAGTAGAAACAATTGGTGCAGCTGAGGGTGGACTTATTAGTACTACTATGGTAAAATACAGCAAAAAACCACTGCTTGCTCCTCGCAAGAAAGTGACTAAACCTAAGAAGACTGCTAGTAAGGGGCTGGCATCTAAGAAATAAATTTACCCCTTAATAATGGCTACCTAATACCCCAGCTTAGTCTGACAACTGTTAGCCCCAACCAAAGAGGAAAAGATGGAACTTCAAAAAGTAGAGACTCAAGTTAAGATGGCTTCTGGTTTTGCAACACGGAATGCTAACAAAGAACGAATTGAGCAAGAAGAAGCAGAGTTAAAGACATTACAAGATATTAACAAGGGTGAAGAAGTAAAGGCTGAAGCACAAGATGCTGACGGAGAAGATGGTCCAGAGCCAACTAATCCAGAGGAGAAAAGCTTCAAGAAACGGTACGGAGATTTGCGTAGGCATACTCAGAAGCAACAAGCTGATATGCAAAAGCAGATTGAAGAACTAAGGGGACAGCTAGATAAAGCAGCTACTAAGCAGCTTCGTATGCCAAAGTCGGAAGAAGAGATTGCCGAATGGTCTAAGGAGTTTCCTGATGTAGCCAAGATTGTAGAAACCATTGCCATGAAGAAGGCACAGGAACAATCTAAGTCTTTAGAAGAGCGTCTTAAGAAGCTAGATGAAAGGGAAGCGGAGACATTAAGACAGAGGGCAGAGACAGAATTAATGCGTCTACACCCCGACTTTAATGATATTCGTGACCAAGAGCAGTTCCACGATTGGGTGGAAGCTCAGCCTAAATGGGTACAAAGTGCCCTGTATGAGAACGAAAGTGATGCTATCTCGGCTGCCCGTGCAATTGATTTGTACAAGGCAGACATGGGTTTAACTGGCAAGAAGTCCAAGAAGTCAGAGGACAGAGAGGCTGCTAAATCCGTAGGTAATAGCAGTAAAGCAGGTTTTGATGCTTCCAATGAACAGGGGGCAATCCGTGAATCTGATGTAGAACGGATGTCTTCAAAAGAATATGAGAAGAATCAAGAAGCTATTGTAGCTGCAATACAGTCTGGTAAGTTTATATATGATCGTACTGGTTCAGCAAGATAGGTATTGACAAACTAGATTTTTAGTTTATAACTGTAGTACAAGTCTAAGGTACAGGGTGTTTACTCGCCCTTGCCTTTACCCAATACTGCCACCCATAGCTAGGGTCAACCAGTACTTCTGGGATAAGTAGCACTGTAACGCAACACAGTAATTCAGAGGACTACCCTAACATCGTTAGCCCTTATATCTTAGATAATCTAGAAGTCTAAGCTATAAGCACCTATCATCATAGGCTCCAAGAATTTATGTAAGCGTATTTATTAATATGCCTTTCATTCATTAGGAGAAATTCAAATGGCATTTCCTTCAGCAGCAGGTTACGGCAACTTACCAAATGGTAATTTTTCGCCAGTAATCTATTCAAAGCAAGTACAACTTGCATTCCGTAAATCGTCCGTAGTAGAAGACATCACCAACAATGATTACTTTGGTGAAATCGCTAACATGGGTGACAGCGTTAAGATCATCAAAGAGCCAGAAGTTTCTGTTCAGTCATATGCTCGTGGCACACAAATCACAGCACAAGACTTGGACGATGAGGACTTCACACTCGTTGTTGACCAAGCTAACTACTTCGCATTCAAGATTGACGATATCGAAGCAGCCCATAGCCACGTAAACTTTATGTCTATGGCTTCTGATCGTGCAGCTTATCGCTTGCGTGACCAGTATGACCAAGACGTATTAGGTTACTTGTCTGGCTTTAGCCAATCAGCTAAGCACAGTTCACCTGACACAGCACGTACAACTTTCCCCGGCACCAAGGCTGTAAGCTCTGCTGGTTCTAACGAGTTGTTGTCTGGTATGCAGTTGAGCCGTCCTAACTTTGGTAACTTGACATCTGCTGGTTCTGCTGGTGATTCGATTCCTTTATCACCACGCTTCCCCGGTCAGACATCTGTATCAACAACGCTCGTATCACCACTAACAGTAATCGCTCGTATGGGTCGTTTACTCGATCAACAGTTCGTAGACACAAATGGTCGTTGGTTAGTTGTTGACCCAGTGTTTATTGAGATGTTGAAAGACGAAGACAGCCGTTTATTGAACGGTGACTTTGGTGGCTCTGGATTGCAAAATGGTTTGATTTTAAATAATCTCCATGGCTTCCGTGTTTATGTTTCCAACAACCTACCAAAGATTGGTACAGGTCCCGGCACAACCGGTGCATCTGCACAGTCATCTAACTTTGGTGTTATTGTTGCTGGTCATGACGCATCTGTTGCTTCCGCTCAGCAAATCACCAAGACAGAGAGCTATCGTGATCCTGACAGCTTCGCTGACATTGTTCGTGGTATGCATCTCTATGGTCGCAAGATCCTCCGTCCAGAGGCTATTGTTACCGCCAAGTACAACGCAGCTTAATT